ATTAAAGGTTATAATAGACCTTTTAACTTTAATGACTTCTGTAGTGCTGATATTTATCATTTAATGTTTAGAATTCATGAATTAACTTTTCCAAATAAGGAAAATAAGTTAATGGCTAAATTGAAATGTAAATCGACTTCGTGTGGACATATTAATAGAATTCATACAACAAGTCAAAACCTAAAAGGATTTGAAATACCTGAAGATTTGTTTTCATGGTACGATCCTCAGCAAAGATGTTTCTATATTGAACATGAAAAATTAGGAGATCCGGTAAGAATATATTTACCTACTAATGGAGTAGTAAATGAACTTAGAAAATATAAAAAGAAAGAAGCTCAATCAGGAAGAAAGATCGACGAATCTTTTTATATGATTGCTCCTTATATGATTAAGGACTGGAGAGACTTAGATGAAAGAAGCATCTTAAGTATTAAGAGTTCATACGATGGTTGGAGTAACGATAGATATACTGGAGTTTATAAATTCGTAGACGCTCTTAAAAAGAATTCATTGAATAAAGTTCTGGGAGTATGTGAAAAATGTAAAAGTAGATTGGAGGACCATATTTTTTTGGGAGGAAGCTTCACTACAAAAGATATTTTCATTGTTTCAGGTGGATTTAATGAATTTATTGGAGCTTAATGCTCGATTTGCGGTGAAGCTGCACCAAGACCTTAATACTGTATTAGATATGGAATGGTTAGATTTCTCTCTTACTTTAAATATTATTAATGACGATATAACTAAAAGTAATGAGTCAAGTCAATCAAATGTTTTAGATGTTAAACAAGTTCCTAAACAAGGATCGTTTGCTGTTAATCTACCTTCTAATTTAAAACTTAAATAAATAATAAAAAGATCTATTATAAGTGGAAGATTTAGAAGGTATAAATCCAATTAACGATTCTGATTCATTAGGAGAAGATTCTACATTTAGTCCTATCAATGATTCAGATTTTTCTGAACCTCAGGAGAATATATCTAGCGTAATAAATCCAGATAATTCTGAGAAAGTAGAGAGTTCAGATTCTTCTACTGTATCTTCTAATGTAGTTGGATTAGAGGAAGAATTAGTGTCTGATCAAGTATTAAATGGCCAAGACTCTACTCAATCTGACTCAATAGTAAATAATGATACTACTAATGTAAGTGAAAACGTATCAACTAGCAACATCACAAATCTTAATATCTTTGATAGTTCGGTAGTAGATAATTCAAGCTCAGCTATAAACGATTTAACATCTTCAATTAATAACTTAGTATCTAGTAACAATATTACAAATGAACTAATTCAAGAAGGAGGTTCTGTTTCTACTATAAATGACACTGTTGTGAATAATTCTAATGCAACTACATTAATAGATAATAACACAGTTAACTCTGAAGATATTGACAATAACGTTACAGTAAACGAAGGAAGTTCTATTGAATCTGTTTTAAATATAATAAACGATAAAACTGATTCTATTGTAAATACTACTTCAGACGTATCTAACTCTCTTGATGTAATCAACAATACTATTTCTAGCCAGTCATTAGATAATACTTTTGTTGAGAATACTTCTCAAGATGTATCTAATGCTAATTCAACATCAGTATCTAAGAGCAATCTTAACGTTAGTAAAGAAGTATTTCCTATTAACGCAGAAACTAACAATGTTACCGTTAATAATGTTAACGATAAAGAAGATTCTAAAAATGATTCTGATTCACAGGTTAGCAACAATACATCAAATACTAATACAACTACTATAATTAATAATAACTCACCTCAAGATGACCAAAAGAAGCCTGAGGAACAAATAAATGTAAATGTTGATATGGCTTCAGTAGTTGCTGCTATATCGAGATTAGAACGATTATTAACTAGCACTTTAGACGTGCGTATTAAACAATAATATGGAAAAATACGATTACTCAAAACACAAGAAAGATTTAACTAATCTTGCTAATGAATATTTAAAAGCTGATCATTACTTAGGTCAGATAGAAAAAGAATTAGCTAGACTTAGAAACTTAAAAGATCAGGCTTCTCATAATATAGTTAGCCTTAAATCACAAGAAAACGAACTTATAAATAAAATAGAAGAAGAATCTGGTGAAAAAGTAACTCCGGATATTCTAATGAGTATCATAAAAGATTAAAATATGAAAAGAGCAAAGGAAATATTAATTGTTGTATTGATTCTATTACTAATTGGTGCGCATTTTAAAAATCAATTTGATAGAAATAAGCTTAGAGGTCAAATTGACGAGGCTAATAAGCACGTCTTAGCTTTAGATAAAACTAAAAAAGAGGCAGAAGGTCAATATGCTAAATTAGTAGATAATTATCAAACTGAAAAAGATTTAAATAAGGCAGTATCAGAGTCTAATAAAGAATTATATAAGACAATTAAGGATAAAGATGAAAGAATCTTAAGCTTAAAAAAAGCTATTATAAGTTTACAAGAAGCTGAATCTGAAGGTAGTGTTACTGTAAATGAAAAAGATTCGTCTATTTTAGAATTAACTCTTAGATACCCTGATCCAGATAGCTCGTTTATTAATTGGGATGGATCAATATCTATGTTAGATTATAAATACAGCGGAAAATGGTCATTTGGAAGCCTTCCTTTACAAATAGTTTTAACTGAAACTGAAAGAGGAATGTGGAACTCTAGATTAATTGGACCTAATTGGCTTAAAGTAGATTCAATGGAAATCAAGAGTTTACCTAAAGAAGAAATAGCAGACGTTAAAAAGTTTAGATTTGGATTAATTGCCGGAGGCGGAATTAGCTCAAGTTTAGACGTTAATCAAGGTTACGCAATAAGAGCAGGAGGAGGCTTCTACTTTAACAATGAAATGTTAATATTTAATGCGTCGACTAGAAATATAATAGGTTTAGAATATTACCATAGATTCGGAAGCTACAAAAATAAATAGTATTAATGGCACAGAGTAGATTTATTAGTTTAAGTTCTTATTGTTTAGTAGAATACATAGCAGAGCCTCTAGGTTCTCCTAATTTCTTAAATGAGGATATTACCTTACTTACTAACAGTGAGACAGGAATCAACCAGATTTATAATAACGACGGTTCGTATTCTATAACTAGAAATATAAAGGATTTAACCGTAACTGGAATAGGAGGAAATAAGTTAGCTTACTTAGATTCAGAAAAGAGTCCTAATTATGTAGATTTCGATGGCAACTTAACTGAGACTGCTCTTAACGGATATAATGCCGTTTACGATAAAGTAAGATTTCACTTTATCTCAGGTTTCGATTTTGAAGGATTTGAAGCTTTAATATTAAGCATTAGAAATACTCAGAATAACGGTATCACTAATATATTCGCAAACGTATTAGTTGCACCTGAAACTATTGATGAGTTAATCACGTTTAACACTAAGCCTATTTTCTTATCTGATTCTCTTTACGACAGATATATTGATATTAAAGTTCCTTCAGTTAAGAATATAAACGAGGAGTTTAGATTATCTCCTTCTCCTGAAAATACTATAGCTGCATTAATATCGCCAACTGATGCTGGATACAGTGGATTCATCTACAATAATCCAATAGATATTAGTTTATCTGAGTGTGGAAAGAGAGAAAAATTAGATACTAACACTAATACTAAATTTGATGTATTTGAAGTTACTGAAAATTACGACTCTTCAGTATCTCAAACTAATGAATTTGACGAAGTAGGAGCAGAAGTTCAAGAATCTACGAACGGAGACTTCATTGAATATTATCTAACATATAACGCAGGATTCCCTGAAGAGTTAATCTCTATTTTAAATAGAAGAAATCCTCAAGACGATTGGATTATAATTCACCAATTAAGCGTATTTGAGCAAGTTGGAAGTGCGTTCATAAATACTTCTAGACAGGTAATATTCCAAGAAGACAGTTTTGACGAACCTCTAGTTTATAGACCAGTTCTTAAGAACGCAGGGAGTGCAATCAGTATGTCAATAGATTTATTATGTAGACTTACAAATAAAAGAACTGGAGAACAAATAATAAGAGAAGCATCTTTTTCTTTACTTTCTCCTAAGAAATACGGAAAGAGTTTAGTTAATATTCCTTTAACTGACGAACCTCAATCTCAAAGAATATACAATAAGATAATTAAGAAGAACTTTGAATCTACAAAGCTTTTCATTGAGCCTACTTTTGCTCCTGGTTTTGACGGAGAAACTGTTAGCGAGCTTGAATTAACAAAATCAGTAGAATATGTTCCAGTGTTCTTTAGCAACAATAACATATCGATCTCTAACAACAGTGGAATCCTTAAAGATTCGGACATATCGGATTCTGTTGTTTTCGGACCAGGAAAGCTTAGATTTATTATGTCCCCATTTGATAACTCTCTTAAGTTTAAATTGTTCAATGTAATAAATTCTAAACTTGTTCCTTTAGATCTTAACTTAAACGCTTCTAAATATAGACTTGTTTTTGACACTGACGGTGGAAAGGTTTCTATAGATAATATGACAAGTGATAGTGATGAAAATCTATCTATTGGAGAAATATCTTTTAAAGTATCTAAAAAACAAAGTGAATCTATTGTAACTTCTCTTAAAAAGACTATGTATTTAACATCAGTTGCTCAAGAAGGTACTGAAACTTTAATGTACTCTGGAGAATGGAGATTATCTGAGAATCAAAGTGATGTAGATTCTGCGATAGCTCAAGCTAGAGAAGAGTCTGAAGATAGACAATCTAAAGAAGATCAGATTACTGAATTAGAGAATAAAGTAGCAGAGTTAGAAAATAGCGATACTGAAAAACTAGACGCCAGCAATTTAAGTCCAGTTAAGAAAGTAGCACCTGCTTCGGTAGTTAATAAAATAGGAATGAAAAATCCTAAAAAGATTAGAACTAACATATCAAACGCCGGTAGAAAATCTAAGTAAATTGGTTGAAATATCCAATTTTTTAAAGATAAATAAAATAAAATAATGTTAACAGCTATGAAGGATTTTATCCAAAAAGTATTAACTGAACTTAACGAGAACGAAAAAATTAACGCTAACTCTTTAGTTAAGATGGTAGTTGAGTCAGCTAACAAGTCTATTTCTAACAAAGAGAACGTTGAATCGATTTATAAACAACTTAAAGGTGACTTATCAAAAATTAACGAACATTTAAACGACCAAACTATTGGTATTTTATTAGGTCAATTTGATAAGAACGAAGAAACTACAGATGCAGTCATCGGAAGAATGGCTAAGATGGGAGATTTAAAATCTGAAATCGCATCTATTAAAGAATCTAACGCATGCTCTAACCCAGTTATTGCAGCGTCAGTAGAAAGATTTGAATCAATGTTAGAATCTACAGTTGAATTCAAGTTATACCCTTCATTCATTCAGGAATTTTCAAAATATTCTACAGAATCAGCTGTTAAAGAATCAGTAGAAAACATTTCTAGATTATTAGAAGCTAACGCTGAAGATTTCGAAGTATTATTTAATATTTACGAAATGTCTGGAATTCACTCAGCTTTATATGCAGGAGTAATTGAAGAATTAAAAGAGATGTTAGTTAACGAAGCTTATTCAGCTGATGTTATTGATTTAAAATTCGGAAAGACTAACTTACCAATGGTTAAATCTTTAGTTAACAATCTTAAAGTTTTAGAATCTAAAAGAAGTGGAGAATTTACTTTAGGAAATGGAGATGCTAATAACTCGATTGAAGATGTTATTGCTCCAACTCTTAGCTTAGAAGAAGGAACTATTATTTCTTACATTGATGATAGATTCATGAAAGTTGAAGAATCTACTGAAGAATTAGAAGGAGATAATATCCATATTAACGAGTCAGGTTTTGCTATTTCAACAGTTAATCCTGCAGAAGTTAAAGAAGCTCATTCAGATTTCTACGCATTATGTGAAGCATTTGCAACATTAGGATTCAAACAAGAAGGTAACATTGTTTCTTCAAGCGCTGTTAGAAACTTCAAAATTGGATTCGCATTTAACGAGTCTAAAGAATTAGAAACTTACATCAACGATACTAAAGTAGATAAAGCTGAAAATATTAATTTAACTGAAGCTTTAGCAATGGAATCTGATGAAGTTAAGAAGTTTGTTAATACAATCTTTGAAAACGCAGCTAGTATTCTTAATCTTAAGTTTATTAAGAACGTATCTAACGTTGCTACTTTAGCTGAAAGTACTATTTTCGAATTAAACGGAAACTTCTTCTTATGTAAGAAGGTTGATTCAGCAAATAGAGAATGGTCTAAAGTTGATGAACACGAAATGTTTACATACTTTAAAGAAAACTACAACTACGATATTAGCGCTATCTATAGTAATGCTATTAACGAAGCTGAAGAAAGATTAAAAGCAATCGAATTAAGAAAAGCAACTATTACTGAGAATATTTCTAAATTAGAAGGATCAGTAGTTGAATTAGATGAAGCTTTACAATCTAAGAACTTAAAGAAAGAAGCTATTCCTCAATTAGAGAAATTAAAAGAAGGAATTGCTAAGAACATTGCAACTTTAAAAGAAGAATTTATTGAATTAGAATTATCTAAGAAGTAATGAGAAACAATATTCTATTATCAGTCCTATTATCAGTCGCATTTTTATTGATGTAGGGCCAGGATATTGAATAAACTAAAATAACATTAGAATCCCTGGTTTTTACCAGGGATTTTTGTATATAAAAACACCAGTTAAAATGGACGAGATTACGATCAGAACAATAATGGAGTGGGATCGACAGGGAATTATCGATTACATTATTACTAATACTGAAACTAATGTTGAGGATTCTGATAAACTTTTGAGTATTATTAAGTATAATATGAAAAAGAATTACGATGGAGAAATCGATATTAGAAAAAGCTAATCAAATAGTAAACAATAGATCTGAAGAAGCAGATAGACAGTATGGACCGTTCTCAGAAGGAATGGATAGAGCTGCTATGATCTTTAATGGAATGACTGGTTTAAACGTAACTGGAAAAGAGATGTACAAAGCATTGATCGCTTTAAAGTTCTCTAGAGAGTCCTACAATCACAAAGAAGATAATTTATTAGACGCTGCTGCGTATATTCAAGGATTAGATAACTACGAAAACGGAAAATAAGATGGAAGCTAAAATTGCAATCACTTCAGTACTAGCAAACTTAACTTATAACGATAAAAACCACAGAGGTTTAGAGGCAATGTTCTTTAAAAAGATGATGGAAGATCGTGGAGGAGAAGTTCAAGTTGTAGGTAAAAAGAATAGAAATACTAAAGATTTAGATTTTTATATTGACTATACTGAGACTGATTTTTCAGAATTTGATGTAGTAGTAATTCAATTAAGTACTCCTAACTTCTTTGGAGGACAGATGGGAGAACATTGCGAGAAAATCTGTAATGATTTAGCTAAATTCAAAGGTAAGATCTTCATGTTAGTTAATGATCCAAGAATACCTCCTTTAAATTATGCAGAGATCATTTCAAAAAGATTTGATTTATGTACAGAATCAGTAGATGCATGGAATGATATTATTGAGAATGCGACTTACTTATTCTCAGGATCTAAGATTGAAAAATTCTTAGGATGGGAGCCAAAGAATTGGAAACATGTTGACTGGTTCACTTATATCTTTAAGCATAGATTTACATCAGACTCTAAGTTTGACATCTATAGTGAAGCCCAGGATATTGAAAAAGAATGGGATTTAGTTTACTTTGGAGATAAAAGAGGATCCTTTAGAGAGAAGCAACTTAGAAAATATTTTCCAGAAGATACAAATAACCTTAAAATCGGATATAAATCTGATAAAGTACCAGGAACCTTTATTAAGAAACTTAAACATGACGAGCTAATGGCAACGTTAGATAAAGTTAAAGTTTCATTCATTACTGGAGATGAGGAACATTTAGATAACGTTACTACTTATAGATTCTATGAGACGTTAGCATCTAATTGTTTAGCCGCTATTCAAATAGAATACGATCCAGAAAAGAAATTAATTCAAGATCCAGTATTAAGAGATCTTTTATATGTTGAATCTCAAGAGGATATTAAGAAGCTTATAGCTGCATATTCTCCCGATTTAATCAATAGGCAAAAGGCAGAGCTTAGAAGATTATTTAAGCTTGATAAAGTTACTGCATAAAATAATTTAACACTATGATGCCAGCATTAGGAATAGGAGCATGGTGGTTAGTTTTAACCGTTACTCTAATAGTAGTAAAAAAACCTAAATAATATGGAGCACGTAAAAGTAGAATCACTTAGAGGACAGTCATATGGATTAACTGAAGACCAGTTAATGTCTATAGAAGAAGTTATTAATTATCATGATAGTACTTGTGAGATTTTATCTAGAGACTTGTTTGAAGATGAAATTGGAAAGAAGTTAACTAAGAATGGACCTTTCATTTCATGGACTTCTACTAATAGTGAAAAGTATATATATCCTCATTGTAAGAAGAACCGCTGGTTCTAATTAAAACAAACTATAGGTCAAATAAATAATAAAAAACTATAGTTTATGCAACATATATCTCCATACACAGGGTCTAATTCATTTAACCCTACCGTAGAAGATATCATTGGACGTATACCAGAGCACGTTAAATTTCAGTATGAATTAAATCTTATTTTATCTGAAGGTGCCAGGTCTATTAGAGACTGTTATACTAAGTTAGCTGAAAGCTTTGATGATATATCTGAGAATTTATCAGATGCTTTATTATCTTCATCAGATATTGAAGAATTAAAGAAAGGATGTGTTCAATTGAAAGAACATCTTGAGTCCTCTAGAGTGAATCTAAATGAACAAGAGGCAATTACAAACGCTATTAAGTTACCTAACTCTAACGTAGCAGTTGATTTATCTAAAGATGCAGATTTAAAATCGCTTAATCCTCAAGAAGAAGTTGGTTTTTTAGATCTATTAGATCGTTTAGTAGATTCTTTAACTGAAGGTAAATCTCCTATTGGATTCTTACATCTTGCTTTAGACATAATCAGTATAGTTGGAGATATTCCTGCAATAGGTCCAGTTGGTCTTATCGCGGATATCGTAAACGGATTAGTTTATATGATGAGAGAAAAATGGCTATTAGCTTTATTATCTTTTGTCGGAGCAGCAATTCCTTTCGCAGGTCCTGCATTAAAGAGAATCTTAACAGTAAGTAAAACTGGTAGAGAAGTTGGAGAATTTACAAGTAAGTATTTCTCAAAGGCTTCTGTAGGCTCTACTAAAATATCAGATGACGCAGTTGAATTAGCAGCAGCGGCTTCTCCTGAATCCATTAAAGCATTAGAGAATATAGTTGAACATACACCTAAAGCATTAGACGTAGTTAGAAATACTATTGATACGTTCTTTAGTGGATTCCTAGCTAAAATTGCTTCTGTTATACCTTTCATTGGAAAGCCTCTTTCTAATATGTTTAAGAATATTGGATCTAAATTTGCTACATTCAGTAAGAAAGCTAGTAAATTAGCGGATGATATGCCAAAAATAATAGAACGAGCAGATCTTAAGAACTTAGATGAATTTTTTAAAGAATCGGCAAACCTTACTGGCAAGAAAATAATTAAGAAAGGGGATGATCTTGTAGTAATTAATAACTCAGGAGTAATTAAAGCAAGAGTTCCCGCTAAAATTCTCAAAAGCGGAGATGTTCTTAAGAAAAAATATGGTGGGAAAATTCTTAAAGAGATAGATCCAGCAGATCTTGAAAAAGCAACAGTGAAATTCTACAATAGTTTACAATCAATGTTGTCGAGTTCTAGAAAATATCAAGCTATGAGAATAGCAGGAAAACCTTTTATTCTTAAAAGTAAGGTTGCAATATTAATAGGTAAGGAAATTTACAAACTAGTTCATGGATTTGCTCCAGATACATTTGCTCCTGATATGGCAACTGACGTAGATTTTGAAGCAGTAGGTATTGCACACATTACTAGAGAGCTTCAAAAGAAAATGAGAGAAGATGTAAAGAAGAATAAAGGATCAGTTTATTCAGTTCCTATTGTAGACGCTATTAAAGACGAAGATGCATATAAGACATTAAACGGTCATTTAGAATCTACTGCTAAAATGTTAAATCTTCCTGGCGGATTCCCTAGGCATTTAAATTCTCATTTAGCTAAGCGATATGAAGAAGAGAAAGATATGCAAGAGTACTTAACTACTTTTGGATACGGAGCTTTTGAATCTGTTAAAGAAATGAAACACATCAAAAGATACGAATAATTTTATAATCTAATTAAAAAAGAAAAGGTCCTCATTGAGGACCTTTTTTATTAAGTTAAGTTTTATTATTTCTTAATCTTATTGTAGATGTTATTTACTTGAGGTTCGTTACCTAAGAATCCTTTAACATATATTGAAATAAGATCTGTAACATCGCTATCAATAGATCCGAAGTAACTAGATTCATATTGTAAATCATCTAACATTGTATTATCATCTGTCGATAATTTAGCATATTCATCATTTAATTTCTTAATGTTACCTGGGCTCAAACTAGTTACAATAAGAGCCATTGATAATTCATCTCCCATTGTAGTAACTCCATCAGATAGATCATGCATTCTTTGAGCTAAGCTTGACATTTCCTCTCCTCTAATAGTATCCATAAAAGCTTCAGGATCTGCTGTTACTGTGCTATACCATCCCATGATTTCTGCAAAGTTTTCAGTGTTAGATGTACCGTTAACTTCTGCTAATTTTTTACCTGCTAAGCCAGCTAGAGCTAAATTAGGCTCTACTCCAGCTGATGTTAATATTTTATTAGCAAGTTTAGGATTTACTTCTGAAACAAATTCACCGAAATTCTTTCTAATAGGAAGAGGATTAACCTTTCCGGATTTATCTACTAAGTTTCCAACGATTCCTTTATCGTTTATCTCTTTAATTACGTACTTTTGAGATTTTCCAGCGTTTACGCCTTTTTTAGTTACACTAGAAACAGTATCTCCTACTTTCACGTTACTCTTAATAGCACTTAATTTCTTAGCTTTGTTAAGGCTCTTGAATCCAGGTAATCTCGATACCATTCCTTTAATACCTTTAGTTAAAGGTTTAGCTCCTTTCGCAGTTGCTTTTGCTATATTCTTACTTGCAGTACCTATAGTCTTTGCTCCTTTAAATATATGCCCTGCTCCAAGAGTTCCAATGCTTAATCCGATATCAGCAATGATATTTTCAATATCAATACCTCTCATTACACTTTCTTCAATCTCTCTTCTATAAATACTTAAAGCAACAACTTCAGCGTTTCCACTAAAATCTCCTTCAAGTGCATCTGTTAAAGTTTCTCCGTATTTACTAGTGTAGGCGTCTGCTAATTTATCAAAATATTCTGATCCGTCTAATCCATCTTCGTAAGATAGTTTAGATATAGCAGTTCCAACTGCAGCAACTAACTCTTCGTCAGTTCCTATTCCAGATATTGCCTTATGTACAAAATAAGAAGCAGTATTGAAGTCAATATTAGAAGATGTTTTCTCTATATTCTTAATACTTGCTGTTACTTTAGGATCATCTTTATCAGTCTTATCGACTTCAATTTGTAGAATATCTCCTTCTTGTATAAACTTATTATCCTTCTTAGTCATTTCAGTATTATCAGAGTCTCCGTCTTTAGTTGAATTAACTAAGTCAGTTACTGCCTTTCTAATTTCGTCAACTTCTAAGTATTGAACTAATCTAGCGTCTAGATCGTCTGATATTGTTCCTTGTTCTACTAAATAACTTCCGTAATTTTCGTATATTTTTCCAATATTCATAATATATTAAGCTTTATTTTTCATAGATCTTTTAGCTGCACTAGCTCCTGCGTCTAATGCTTCTTGATATTCATCAGTATTAGCATCTTTCTCTTTTCCTGATTTAGAATTAGCAATTGCTCCTTCATAATCTCCAAAGATCAATTCACCTTTTCGGTTAAATAAGATAGCTTTAACTGTTTCAATAGTGTATTTACCATCAGTAGATGCAGCTTTATCTTTGTTAAGATATTCAGTTCTATATGCCTCGTCGTTAAACATCTTTAATAAAAACGCTTTATCATTAGAGTTAACTATTTCTATGTCCATAGATAAGTCGTTCTTATCAGTAGACTTATTATCTTGTTTCTTATTTTCAGAATACCACATAATAGACTCTCCTTCTAAAGAAATAGAACCTGCAGATGCTCCGCTATCTTCAGGCTCCGCTTTAATTGCTCCTTTATCGTCAAACGTCATTTTATAAGTAACTCCGTTTGTTCTCATAGTGTATCTGAAAGACTGACCTTTTAAGCTAGAAGTCTTAGAAGTACCTTTAGCTTCTTCTTCAGTATTAAGTTCTGATTCTGGAGTATTAGCTCCTGCTGCTTCTTGTTTATTAGATGATGCAGCTGCTTCTAATTTAGAATCTAAGTTAATTCCTTTAGTCGCTTTCTTAGCGTTTTCTAATTCAGTTGTAGAAACCATTGTAACTTTAGGATCGAATCCCATTTTCTTAAGGTCTTCTACTTTTCTTTCAACTACTGTAAATGCGGTAGTAACAACTTTAGATCTTTCTCTTTTAATTGTATATACTAACATCTTAGTTGCAAAGAATCCTTTATCTAATTTACCGATGTGTCCAATAAATCCAGCAGCACCGTTAAGGTCTGTTAAAACTATATTAGCTCCTCTATCTGTAAGTTTATGATCTTGTACAAAAATTGCCTCTGCGTTGTCGTGCTTAATTGTATACTTAAATTCTGTTTTAGATTTAACTTTATACTTTAATACTGCCCAACCTCCATCGATTTGCATCTTCTCTTTTCCTATAGCAAGATAATTATTGAATAATCCCTCGTTTAAGGAATCCCATGAATCAAATGATCTAGTCATATCAGTCATTTTATTTTATTTATCTTAAAATAAATAATAAAAATGGTACCTAAATAGTGAAATTTAAGAATTTTAGTGAATATTTAAACGAGAAAGACGGTGACATTAAGTCGTATCTAAATAAGGTAGCAATTGCCACAAGTAGGGACGTTTGTCCTATATTTAAGAAAGTAGATTCAGATGAGGATATTGTAGAATTATCTGAAAAAATGGCAGTTATAATTTCAGATGATTTTGCATACAGAGATTCATCAGTAAATGAGAGCAGTGTAGCATATAATAGTGCTAAATCTGACCTAACTGATCTAAGATCTAAAATGGGAGATTGTGAAAATTTACCTAATCAAGTTAACGATATTCAAGATATAAAGAAACTTAAATTTCCTGTTATTGCAACTAACAAAGAAGGATCCGATAGATTTAAAACTATAGGAAAGCTTAAAGCTGCCGAGAAAATATACAATACTTTTAAAGAGGATATAGTTCCAAAAACAAGATTTAAAGTATTAGTTTTTAAAGATGTTATAATTGGAATCCAAGAACTTATCAATAAATTACCTTTAGATGTTGATATTAATAAATTCAAGGATTTAGGTCAATTATCTAGCATTGCAGAGAAAGTAAATGACGCATATTCTTTAGATTTCTATAACATTGAAGTTTTAGAATCAAACAAAGGAAAATTCTACATTAAATCAGTAGATCAAGATATTAATCCAAATCCTTTAGAATCAGTATCTCTTTACGAGAAAGCATATTTAGAATATAATAAAAGACCTCTTCCAAACTGGGTTAAATCTAAACTTAAGTCGGAATACGTTAAGCCTTATTGTAAATCTAAGTATTATGATTCAATGTTAGTTAAATCTAATAATACAATGGACTATTCAAAATATCTAGATAAATGATTATAATAAAAGGAGACGGAAAGAGAATTGAGTACATGGTTAAAGAGTACAGACAGAAGGTCAACAAGATCGGACAGTTAAAGGAACTTAGAGACCGTAGAGAGTATAAAAAGAAAACAACTCGTAAAAGAGAGCAGCGTAAGCATGCTATTTACAAGAATAAATTAAATGGTAATAAGTAGTTTCAAAGACTTTGGTTCTAAATCAAAGAAAATAGAGGCAGGAGCTGGTGTTGCTATCACATTTGATGGCAAAGTTTTACTAGTACATCCAACTGGAGCAAGTTGGAAGAAAAGTGCGTTAGGAATACCAAAAGGTAAAATGGAAGAGGGAGAAGATCCTATCGAAGCAGCTATTAGAGAACTTAAAGAAGAAACTGGAATTCAATTACAACCTAGCGATTTGGCTAATAAAGAAGTTCAAACGCTTGATAAATATAATTCTAAAGGAGATCTAATTTACGTATTAACGTATTTTGTATATCCTATTAATGATCCATCTGATATTGGAATGACCGGAACAAAGATCGATAAGACTAATCTTCAATTAGAAGAAATCGATTGGGCTGGATTTGTAGACATAAACGATGCATATCCTTTAATCCATAGAGGTCAACTTATATTATTAGATAGATTAAGATAAAAAATTGAGTAGAGATGAGCAAACAATCATTTACTAACTGGCAATCATTAAACGAAAGTAAATTAAGAGATCCTAACTACGTTAAAGGAATCCAAAATCAATTAATATCTTTAGGATATGAACTTCCTAAATTTGGAGCTGATGGTAAATACGGACAGGAAACTAAATCAGCTGTTAGAGATTTACAAGCAGATTTAATATCAAAAGGATATAGTTTACCTAAATACGGAGCCGATGGATACTGGGGTAGTGAAACTGAGACGGCTCTCGCTCAATTCAAAAAGAAAGAACCAAAAGGACAATTAAAAGACTCTAACACTAAAAAGGTTGCCCCTAAGACAGTAACTATCGAAGGAGATATAAAACATACGTACACAGGAAATGCTGCAGCTAACATTGAGAAAATAGTAAAGTCTGCTAAAGACATGGGAATTACTAATCCAAATGCTATTATCGGAGTTTTATCAATCGTAGGTAAAGAAAGTGGATTTATTCCTCAAGGAGAAGCTAGTTATGCTAATACCTCAAACGATAGAATTAGAAAGATATTCTACGCTGCTAAAAAATATAGCGACTCTGAATTAGATGACCTTAAAAAAGATTCTGATAAGTTCTGGGAAGCAATGTATGGTAGAAAAACTAAAGTAGGAAAGAAATTAGGAAACACTAAGAAAGGAGATGGAGCTAAATTCAAAGGTAGAGGATTCAATCAAATCACAGGTAGGGCAAACTACGAAAGAATAGGTAAAATGATCGGAGAAGATCTAATCGAGAATCCAGAACTTCTTAATAATGTTGATATAGCAGCTAAAGGTTTATTTGCTTTCCTTAAGAGTGGATTATCTAGAAGAAATATCAATATTAATTCTTTAGAAACTCCTGACGACGCTATTAAGAAGATTGCAAGAATTAATGCTGGATGGGGTAATGACTATCAAAGTAAAGTAGTCCGTTACGCAGTATCTATGGCTAATAAAATAAAATCTAATTTCGGTATAGCGTAAGTAAAACTTGTCCTTCTAATTCAGTACAAGATGTTAAATTAAAATTTACATTATGAACGAAGAATTAGAAACTCAAGAAACTACTGCAACAGTAGAAGCTCAAGATGCTCAAGATACTACTGCATCTCAATCTAAGCCAGAACTAAAGACTCTAGAAGAAGTTAGACAGGCAAGACTAGGTAAATTCTCTGTTGGCTTAACTGCAGCTGACGCTAAGTTCTTTAGAAATGTCTTAAACAAGGCTGAGTATAAAGGAAGTAATGAAGCATATTTATTAATTATGGCACATGCTGAATTGTCAGCAACTTCTCAATATTTAGATGAAGTAGTAAATCAGGACAAGTCTAAGAAAGAATCTAGACATAATGTTGAACTTACTTCCGCTACTATTGAAGCTCTTAACTATTTCTTAGAAAGAAAGCACGGAGCAGGAGCAGAATCAGCAAGAAGATTATTTACTTCAACTATGGTTCTTAGACCAGTTCTTAATGAGCTACAGGCATTAGATCAAAAAATGCAGGAATTTCAAAAAAAGGAAGAAGAGGCTAAATAAATAATAAAAAATTGATTGTTTAGTCAATTAAAAAAATTTTTTGAAAATGAAAGTAAAAAGTTTTGAAGGATATTTTTCAGCTAAGAAAGTAAACGAGTCATACGAAGAAGGTATGGAAGTAGAAATGGGAGCTAATCCAGAAGCTGAAGAGGAAGTAAATTTAGAAGACGAATTCGAATTAGAGTCGGAAGAAGAAGGTGAAGAATCTGAAGAAGAGCAAGAAGAGGTAACATTAGAAGACCTTAAAGCTATGTTAGATGATTTATCAAGCAGAGTAAGCGCTTTAGAAGGAGGTACTGAAGAAGAGGAAGAAGAATTCTCTGAGGAAGGTGCTGAAGAAGAAGAAGAAGGAGCTGAGGAAGAAGAGGCTGAATAATTCTTAACCACTCTAAATAAAATACTAGTAAGTGGATATTGTAAAATATCCACTTTTCTTGATTTAACTGAACTGTTATGTATTACAATAAACAAGCACAATTCATACCTTTATTCGAAGGATACTGTAGACAAAATGATGTTGACGGTAAAGTAATTAATGGAAGCATTAATGGAGTTCCTGTTAAATTAAAACTATGCACAACTCCTGAATCTATATCTAAAGGATTCATGGATGAGGAAGAGCCTTCTGATAATAATGGTATTCTATTCGTTCATCCTCAAGATGAAGTATTAAACTATTGGATGAAGAATGTAAGTTTTCCTTTAGATATCATGTTTTTTAATTCTGATCAAGAATTAATGAAGAGACATACTATGGAAGGATATAAAGGAGAAGAAGATTCTGATCTTAAAAAATACTCTAGCGAAGTTCCTTGTCGTTTCGTAGTTGAAATGAAAAAGGATTGGTGTAAAGACAATAATATAATTACAGGAGCTTCTTTAAAATTCTAATAAATTTAGTATTATTTAATAAACTTTATTAAATGATCAAGAATATATTAGACGAGTTATCGTCAACTACTAAGACGAATCAAAAAGTAGAAATCTTAACAAAATATAAAGATAATGAACTTCTTAAGGAAGTTTTATTAAAAGCTAATTCTAGACGTGTTAAATTCTGGATCAAACAGATTCCTGAATATACGCCATTAGAAGGACAAGTTCCTGCTAGCTTAGAATGGGGATTAAATCAATTACTTGATCTTACGAATAGAGAAGTAACTGGACATGCTGCAACTGATCATCTTAAAAATATTCTTGAATCAGTTTCTCCAGACGATGCTATAGTTATTGAAAGAATTATAGGAAAGGATCTTAAAGTCGGAGCGGCAACTAAACTTATTAATAAAGTATTTCCAAAACTTATTCCAATTACTCCCTATATGGGAGCCAAGGCATACGATAGAAAGAACTGTGATTATATCTTAGGATTAGAGAATGCAGTGTCTCAAGTTAAAATGGACGGAAGATACTGTAACGCAGTAATCGAAGGAGGAGAAGTAGAGCTTATTTCGAGACAAGGAGAAATAACTAATATTGGAAGCGCAAAGCTTATATCTGAATTAGAACTTTTAGGAGATTGTGTATTAAACGGAGAACTTACAATTGAAGGGATCCATCGATATACTGCTAATGGTATTGTTTCATCTATTATTGATATTGAATCTAAAAGAGAAGCGCGATCTGAGAAAGAAACCAATAAACATATTGAGGAGTTTGAAAAGGAACACGGAGAATATTTCTCTATGGTAGACCGTGTTAAATACACTGTATGGGACATGGTTACTTTAGAAGAATACGAGGAATGTAAGTCAAATGTTCCATATAATATCAGATTAATGAAATTGGAAGAAATGTTATTACAAGGACTTACTTCAATTTCAATAGTAGAATCTGAACCAGTATATTCATATAAAGAAGTAATGGCTCATTTCAGAGAAGTAGTAGAACGAGGTGATGAAGGAACTATTCTTAAATCTTTAACTGAAGGATGGAAGAATGGAAAGCCTAAATGGCAAATGAAAGTAAAGAAGGAAGACTACTATGATTTAAAGATAGTTGGATTCAATTATGGAACAAAGGGAACAAAGAATGAGCATGTAATATCTTCTCTTGATGTAGAAACAGAAGACGGTCTTCTTAAAACTAGTCCAGGTGGAATTACTGAAGCTGATATGAAATATATCACTGAAAATCAAGAAGCTTTAATGGGAAGGATTGTCGAGGTAAAATGCTCTGGATTGTCTAAAGATAAAGACGGAAACAACGCCCTCCTTCACCCTGTGTTCATTAAAATTAGAGATGATAAAACTATTGCAAATACATTAGAAGAGTGTAAAGAAATAGATAAAATGATTTCTGAATTAAACTAATTAACAATTAGTAAGTATAATAAGTACGAATTTTAAACCAAATAATAGATTATGGATCTTTTTGAATGCAAAATCAAGTACATGGCTCAAGACGAGAATGGTGCTATCTCAAACAAAAACGAAGTTTACTTAGTAGACGCAATGTCATTTACAGAAGCTGAAGCTAGACTTCAAGGTGAATTGGAATCTGAAATTCCAGAATACACTGTTTTAGCTATGAAAAGAAGTAACGTAAATGATTTCGTTATTGATCAGGCTAAAGAAATTTTCTTTAAGTGTAGAATCGCTTATGTATCAGTTAACCCTGATAACGGAAAAGAAAAGAAAGTAAAGGAGAACTTATTAGTTCAAGCTAATGATTTCGATGACGCAGCTGATAAAGTAGCAACTAGAATGGAAGGATCTATCGCAGATTTCGAAATTGATAGTATCGCTAAAACTCCAATCGTTGATATTGTTCAAAGAGCGTAATGAATACAACTCTTAGAATACCTCAAGACAAAAGCCCTGAATTTAAAATGGAGCTATTTACAGTGTTTTCTCAAGCATTTGAAGAAATAGCGTTCAATAATGAAAAGGCGCCTAACTCTATTCTTTTTACAGGCAAGTTAGGAAAAGAGATATTCGACTTAATAAATGAATTAAAGTGGGATTTAAATGGAATGAATCCCACTTTTAAACCTTCTAACGTTAGTAGAATAACAATAGGATATAAAGAAGCTCTTAATAAGATTGAGCATGATTCTATCATTAGAGATTCTATGGATGGTAAAATGATAGAAGGTATTCCAACTGCAGAGGCAATGAAGGGTTTAATGTCTTCATATATAAGCCCTAATTTCAAGAAAGAAAAGACAATCCGTCCAGAAAAAATCATCTATTTAGTACGTCCCGCTTCATAATTACTACACTTTTTCTTAATAAATAATAAAAAAGTTAGAATTATGCAAGTACTTGGCTTTAATGAATTCAACAAATCTAACGATAGGCTATTAGAAATGGCTAGTGAACTTACTAAGTTAGGAGTTCCAAAAGATTTAATGAAGTTTATTCATAAATTATCAGGAGAATATCAAGGATTAAGAGATTACGGAGGTGATGTAAATCCTAGAACTGGTAAAAAAGATATTAAATTCCACACAAGAAAAGAACCAACTAGAGCGAAACTAGGACCATGGCCAGCAAGAGAAGACGTTCCAATGGCACATGATGTTGCGGTTCAAGGAGTTAAAAAAGGTAAAAATCAAATATACCATTACTTAACTAAGATTGTAGATAGCAAGAGAGATACTCCTGTTAGATTAGTATTAGTTAATCCACATTTAGACCAAACTCACTACATTACTCTTAAAACTGGTAAAATGAGCCAGCAAGAATTAGAGGACATGGGATTACCTAGAGGAGAAGAAGGTAGACGAATGGCAAGAGAAAGAGGTATTTCTCAGAAGTTAGGTTTATATGTTAGAACTGTTACTATCGATAATGACTCAGGATTACCTGTAGCAGGATGGGAAGGTACTATCGGTCAAATGGCTGAAGATTTAAGCGATGAGTCTGTTTTATATATCATGGAAACAGAAGATAGAGTAAGATCTAAGAGAAAAACTAGAAAGACTCAAAAAGAAGTTACTCAAGATCAATTCATCAATTATTTCGTAGAGAACTATACTAAAATTTTAGATACTCAAGGAGCTGCTAATGCTGAGAAGATGAATCAGAAATTAATTCAAAAATTATCTGGATTATCCGCTGAAGATATTACTAACGTTCTTAGACCAAGTTACCGTGAAGGTGAAGTTGAAGTAACTAGAACGTCAGGAGCCTCTGCTGAAAAATTTAGAGAGATAATCGACCTTAAGAAAGCTATGGAAGATTCTTTAGTTAGTGAAGGTAATATCCAATCTAAATTATGGAGATTCTTAGAATTAGCATTTAAAGAAGGAGAATATGAAGCTGATGATAAAGATAGAAATAAAGCATCGTTAACTGACATGGTTGCAAAACACACAATGCCAATCGTTGCTTCTATGTTTCTACAGTTCGTAGCATTAGGAAAGGTTTACAAGAAATTCTTTACTGATGATCCATTCAAAGAATTAGGATTAGAAGATTTATTAATCTAATAAGAATAGAACTTAAAGAAAAGCTCCCGTTGGGAGCTTTTTTAGTTTTTAAGGATTAGTACTCAGAAGGTTCTTCCTTCTTTTCTTCTGGCTTCTTTTTAAGCTTATCAATAACGTCTATAAATTTACCTCCAAATGTATATCCTGCAAATAGCATGACAACATATTGAAGAGCGTCTACGATCATCTTAAAATTATCCATTTCTAATCCATCACGATAGCTAGGTTTTAAACCTGCAAACGTAAGTATTCCTAAGGTTAAGTAATAAACTGTAATAGAAACTAACATGTAGACTCTACTTTGTGAATATTTACCTTTCTCCTTAAGAATGTCCTTTAACATCGTACTGTTAAATTTCATAGCTCAAGATTTTTTATTATTTATTTTGGGATAAATAATATTATAAAATCATCAATAGACATGTTTTGGAAAAGTAAATATTCAATTAGAACAAGATTCATTTATATGTTCTCTTCACACTTTGGAAGATTAGTAATTGCATCCTTATTAATATTAATTGGAGGGATCCTAGGGACTGATGGATTGCTTGAGATTGAGTCTCAACAAGATTTCTGGAATGTTATCATGTATATTGGAATATTAGTTCTTCTTATATACTTTGTATATGGTATGTTTTACGCAATTAAGAACGTTATCTCTGATATTAAAGGAGAATAATGTACCCAATAAATCATATATCAATGTTTCCTTTTATACTAGTACTTTTAGTTTTATCTAGCATTACCTTATTTTCTAAGAATAGTGGTAAATACACTATTAGAAAAAGAATGAATTATTCTGGAATATGGATACTAAAATTCTTCTTAGTTAAACAAAAGCCTTTCCATGCTAGAATTAAACTTGATAAATCATTTGAAGTTAAGACTGAAGGTGTTCAAAAGATATTTGGAATAGGAAACTTAAATCATCATAAGAATTCAGATCGATATGGTCTTATATATGACGGCGACGGCAAGTTTGGAATATATTCATATCAATATAGAAACGGATCAAGATCTCAATGGTACAGGTTAGGAACTGTTAGAACTGATGAGACTTTCTATATTAGATTTGATAATTATATTGTAAGTAGATACAAAATAGGAAGATATTTATATCCTTATTTTGAACAAGATGGAGACGATGAATTAGGTGCTCCACATAATATGACTATGTCAATATACTTCAACGAAGACTTTGAAGAACTGAAGCAGAATTTACATCTGCAACAGTTCAATCTATTAAATCTTTAATCGAAAGTAATTTCTTTAATATGGGGGCTCTTTTTTGTAATCTGCCATTTTAATCTTCTAAGAGCCTTTCTAGTCCATAGTCTAGCAGCTTCTCTAGTAACTTCATATTTGATACCTATTTCTTCTAAAGTCATAGGTCGATTTCCGTCTAATCCAAATCTTACGATTATGACTTCTCTTTCTCTAATAGGTAAAGTATTCACGACATCTAATATTAACTGTCTAGCCGTCTCATTCATTAGGGCTTTATCTGGTGACTCAGTTCCGCTATCTAGTATATCTATCAGACCTACTTTCTCTGAATCACCTGAGAATAAGCTAGCAGTCCCTGCGTTAGTTTGTTCAAGAGTTCCTATAGAAATATTCATTTTTTCTAAGTTCTCTTTATTATGTATAGTATCGTCATTAATATACTCCTCCTTTATTTCATCTAACGAAGGATTTCTTTCAAGAACTTGAGATAACTGCTGTTCTATCTTATCTAAATCTCTTAATAGTTTAGACTTATTCATCGGAATTCTAATAGACTTAGATTTGTCAGTAATAAACTTTAAAATGTTCTTTCTAACATACCATACTGCAAAAGAAATAAACTTAAATCCGTAATCTGTTCTAAAAAGAGAAGCAGCCTCAATTAAGCCAATATTAGCTTCATTAATTAAATCCGCTATATAAAGTCCTCCTTTATTATACGTCTTAGCAACACTAATTGCGAATCTTAAGTTAGCTTTAACTAACTGGTGTTGTGCTTCAACATCTCCTTTTTCGGCCCTCTTAGCTATTTCCAACTCTTCATCAGGAGTTAGCATTTTAATTCTGCTTACTTCTGTTAAATACTTATCAATACCAACTTCTTTAGAATTGATTAAGTTCTCTCCAGTTAATACTAAATTCTTCATAATACTAAGTTATATTATATCAATAATACTATATTAAGAAATTATTATATACAAAAAATGCCACATTAGTGGCATTTAACAGTAATATGTTTAAAACTTATCTTATTATTCTAATAGTTCTAGATCCAACTCTTACGAATAATACTCCTTTAGACGTCAAAGTAATAAGCTGAGGTCCTTTAGGAACTGTCGTATTTAATATGGATCTTCCACTTAAATCAAAAACGTTTATTTCTTGAGAGGTTTTTGAATTAATTAATAATCTATCTCCTATTATTCTAATATCAGCGTCAGCTTCTCCTAAAGATATTACTCTATGATAGTTAACAGTTCCATCAAAGTCTACTTGTTTTAATCTGGCGTATTTATAATCCGTCATTAAACTATGAACAGAATATTTCTTTTGTTCTAAAGTATTTCCAAATCCTGCTATAACTATTGCAGATTCCCAGGTTATTCCATCGTTAGAAACCATTACTTCAAAATAATGATTATTTATTTCAGCTGCAGTTGACCAATAATACTTTATATATTCACCTTCTCTAATTGCATCAAAGTAAAGAAGCTCAACTGGAAGAGGTGCTGGAGTATAACAATTAGTTCCATAGTTACTGCTAGTGAAGTAAGGATCCATATTAGCATCAGTTACTCCATTTAGAGACGCACTTTCTGTTAAATCATTAATCCAAGATCCATTTTTACAAAATTCTCCCGTACTTACCAGAGCCATATTATTATCGAATGATCCATTAAGTACAATAGACCCATCATTAGTTAAGCTAGATATCGAGTTAGCACCTGTTCCGTGAAATATTGCAGATCCGTTATATCCCCATATTCCTCCACTCTGTACTTCTAATATCATTCCTGTTGGAACAGTTCCTGTTTGATAAGCGACTCCTCCACTTCTAACTACCACTTTAGCAGGATTATCTGTCGACAGGGCAACTATATAATTGCCATATGCTAAATACGCAGGGTTAGTTAAGGGATACCATATTGGATTTGCCCAATTATGTGAAATAGTCACAGTATCGGTACTAGTTGGAGTACAGCTACAATCAGCTCCTCCATCAGTAGTTGACCATGTTCTAACAGTACTTCTAGAGTAAAGATGCTGTTGAGCATGTGATACACTAAAAAGAAAAGTAGCTAGTATCGCTATTAAAATATTCTTCATCATTAAGATTTTTTCTATATACTTTATTTATCTAAATTTTACTCATTGTGCAAAAACGGTTTTTATTTTTCTAGTATATAATATTGATGTACTACATTTTAGGATTTTTAATATACTCAGCTGCTCAGTTTTTAGTATGGATCCAGAGCTACGGTCCTCTAAAAATAGAGTTCATTAAAAATAATCCTTGGATTCCTTATGCAATATCGATCCCTATAACACACTTATTTATAGTTGCAACTAGATTAATTGTAAGTAATTCAGACGGACTAACCTGGGAATCAAGGTTCATTCAGTTTGCCGCAGGAATCATTACATTTGCTATAATGTCGGGTTATTACAATAGCGAGTCTATTAATTTAAAAACAGGAATTAGCATATTATTAGTTGGGATAGTTGTAGCAATACAAATATTTTGGAAAAACTAATAAATAATTAAAAGTGTTTCACAATGATTAAGGATTACTCTAATTGGTTAGTTGAAAATAAAGCATATCTTCCAAATGTTAGTAGCGACGAAATTATAGCAGCAACTATTGTAGGAGAAGCAGGAGGAGAATCTAAAAACGGAATGATCGCTATCAAAAACGTATTAGATAACAGAGCTAAAAAGAAAGGAAGCAGTGCAGCAGGAGAAGCTATTAGACCTAAACAATTTTCAATGTGGAATTCTGCAACTAAAGGAGTTAGTGTTAGATCTGACTTTGATCCTACCAAATTACAATCAGTTATAGATTCTTATAAAACTCATAAGAAATGGAATGAAGCTCTTCAAATAGCAAAAGCAAGCCATTCAGATTTAACTAAAGGGGCTAATATGTATTACGCTCATAATAAGATTAAACCTCCATACTGGACTAAAGGATGGAAGCAAACAACGGTAATTGGAAATCACACTTTCGGAATAAAGTAAAATCTTACTTTTCTGATGTCAATTGGGAAAAGGTCGTAACGATTATCTTATACGGCCTAATAATCATGTATAGTTATATAAAGCTAGGAGTATAATTAACCTACGGGAACGCTGAAAACGTATTTAGAGTAGGCATAAATTAATACTTTTAAAATGAAAAAGTTATTTTTTATCGGATTACTATCCGTACTATTTGTAGGATGTGTAGAACCTACAAAAACATCAGATTCTATCATGCAGAAGAAAACAGAAAAAGCCATGATGGAATTAGACAGACAGGTAGGTTTACCTGCTATCGTAAATTACCAAGAAAAGAAGAACTTAAAATGGATTTACGAGTTATGTGACCAAGAAGATTTCGTATGTCACGCTTACCTATATAACTCAATGAGCGGAAAAGTCGGTCAATACTTAGGAAAATGTATTGGATACGGTATTCCTTATAGCGCTCAATTTAGTAATCCAGAAAAGGCAGTTGATTTAGGAGATGTGATGGGAAGAAATATGACATATAGCCCAGGAAAAATGCCTCAACCTGAACCAAACGGACTATTTAAACCTGAAGGACTTAGTGCAACATGGCTTATCATGATTGATCCTAAAACTAAGAAACCAAGACCAGTCTACGTTGAACCTGAAATCATTGTATCACCTTTCAAATTAAATTAAATTAATATGAAAACATTTAAAGTTATAGCAGCGACGGTAGGAATTCTAGTTGCTTTAATCGGATTAGATTTTGCTTTCGGATTTGTTGGAGTATTTAAAACTAAAACTGTTGGAAAAGCAAGAATGGACGCTGAAAGAGAAGTATTCGAAAGTTCTCAAAGCTATGTAGAAGGAAAGAGACAAGAAGCTCTTAAATTCTATAAAGAGTATAAGTCAGCGGAACCTGAAGAAAAAGCAGCAATTGCTCAAATGGTATCACATAGCTTTGCTAATTTTGACGAAGAAAAATTGACAGAACCATTAAGATCGTTCGTATATAAATGCAAATATTAAAAAAATTTAAAAATATTTATTATATCAAAAGTTGACCCTGGTTGACTCCGAGGTCATAAAATGAAACTTTTTGAAAAATAATTTAAATTTTTTTAGAACTTTTTTAAAAAAGTAAAGTATAATAGATATAAATAAATTTACGAATTAGAAATATTAAACGAAATTCAATGTTAAACTTAAATTACATATCACAAAATCAACCGGCTATCCAGATGGATAATCATGCCCCGAATGGCATTGATTTTAACGTGTGGTATGCAGAGGAAAAGTCAAAAGGCATTGGATTGAGTTAAAGCATAAATAGAAACTATTTTGAAAAGCTCGATCCTCACAGATCGAGCTTTTTTAGTTTACAACATATGGATCCATTGCCAACGTGGTCAAGGCACTAGATTGAAGTCCTAGTAATGAAGGTTCGATTCCTTCTGGTTCCACAATAAAGAAAGACGTTCTTTAAAATTAATATACGTGAATAGCTCAACTGGTAGAGCACTGGATTCCAAACTCAGAGGTTGTGGGTTCGATTCCTACTTCACGTGCCATTATGGGCCAGATGCCGACGGCAGGCCGTCTCACTTGCACTGAGAATGATTGGGTTCGATTCCCACTGTGTCCACATTTTTTGTAACTTATCTGTTACATATATTCAAATATTGAGTATAATATAACAGAAGAGTTACAAATCAAAACGATCTTTGACATCTTGGTATTCTCTTCAGGGTAGTAGTAAAACCCTTATTATATCAACTACAGTTCTTTTCTGAACAGAATGATATTATTAAATTCCTCTCTCGTATAATGGTTATTACGCTTGACTGTTAATCAAGTTATCGTGGTTCAATCCCACGGAGAGGAGCGTTGTTATAAAATGGCCACTGGTTCAAATAAATAAAATAAAAAGATTTATATGAACTGCGAAAATTGTGGAGATAATCACGACGGAAAATATGGAAGCGGAAGATTTTGCTCTTCTAAATGTGCAAGAGGATTCAGTACTAAAAATAAGAGAAAGGATATAAAGAAGAAAATATCCGAATCGCTTAAAACGTATTATAAAGAGAACGGATCTCCTATAACCGGTAGAAAATTAAAACCTCTATCTGATGAACATAAAAAGAAGATTTCCAATTCTCTTAAAATAGACTTAAGCTCTCTTAGTGAAGCTGAACTTTTAGAATTAGATAAAAAGAAAAAAGCTGCAAATAAAGCTGGAGTATATTTGTACAGAGCAAGATTAAAAAACGCAATTCCTGAAGATTCTGATCTTAAATTAATTAAGTTAATTTATGAGAATTGTCCGGAAGGATATCATGTAGATCATATAGTTGCATTAGCATCTGGAGGTTTACATCATCAAGATAACTTACAATATTTGGAGAAATCTGAAAATTGTAGAAAAGGTAAAGGCTCTGAGTACGATATTACTAAAGCGATACCTTGGAAAAACATAATAAAAAACTACTAGAAGCGGAAGAAAACAGTTACATCGTTATTGGTTAACACTTTTGTCTCAAACACAAAACTTAGCGGTTCAAATCCGTATTAAACACTGTTTCTAATATTCTCTAGTAATTATTTGGGTTAGTTGAACAATTGGTTGGTTCGCCAGACTGTAAATTTGGTCTCTTATGAGCGTGTAGGTTCGAGTCCTACCTGGCCCACTCTAAAAATGCTCCGTTCGACAAGTGGTTTAAGTCATCGCCCTTTCACGGCGAAGTCACGGGTTCAAATCCCGTACGGAGTACCATTATACTTATGATTTTTTAGGTTCCAGTTTCATAAATAAAAATAAAATGCCTAATTGTAAATATTGTAATAAGTTTTTTGAAAACGGTAGAAAAATGGCTTCTCATCAAACATGGTGTAAGCTTAATCCTAACGTTGAAATCACTAGATCTAAAATATCTAAGTTTCATAAAAACAAAATAACTTCTCAGGAAACTAAGGATAAGATATCTAAATCTAGAAAAAAGTATTTATCTGAAAATCCGGAAAAAGTTCCTTATAAGTTAAATCATAAACATAAAGAAACTTTCCCGGAAAAATATTTTAGAAACATATTACGAGGATTCATAAGTCAATATAGAGTAGAAGGAACTTTATATGAAATAGACTTCGCTAATCCTAAAACTAAAATAGGAATAGAAATAGACGGAGAACAGCATTACTTAGATCAAAATATTATAGATCATGATAAGAAAAGATATTCTATATTAGAATCTTTAGGATGGAAGTTTATTAGAATAAGATGGTCTAAATATAAAAGTCTATCTTTAGATCAAAGAAAAGAAGTAATAGATAATATCATGTCTAATTCAATTGATGTAACTTCTAAAATAGAGAAATATTCACATTACAATAAGAGAAATAAACAAATAGAAAAGGAATCTAAAATTAGAAATAAGAATATTTCTATTGAAAATAGAATATCTAAAATTAAATCCGTTAATACTGATTTTTCAAAATTAGGATGGGTACGGGACGTTTCTAAAGAATTGAATATAAGCCCTCAACATATAGGACGATGGATGAAGCGATATATGCCTGACTTCTATGAAAAATGTTATACTAGAAAAATACCCTCGTAGCTCAGAAGATAGAGCACTCCGCTTTTAACGGAGGGGGCGGGATGGCAGAATTCTCCGAGGGTACGTCACTTTCACATGGTGTTAGTAGCTCAGCGGCAGAGCGTTCGGTTGTGGTCCGAAAGGTCGGGATTTCGAAATTCCTCTAACACCCATTATTGTCCTATCGTATAATGGAAGTACATTCGGTTTTGGTCCGAAGAGTTGGGGTTCGAACCCTCATAGGACAACACTTATATTTTTTTGAACATAGTGTTGATAAATAATAATATGGAAAAGAAACTTATTAAAGATGCTATACATCAAACTTCAAGCATATCTGAAGCTGCTAAGCTACTAGGAGTTTCTAGAAGCACTTTAACGTCATATGCGAATAAGTATTGCATAGAATTAAAAAGAAATAAAGGAGGAAAAGGAGTATCTAAAAAAAGAAAGATTGGAAAGTTTAAACTGGAAGATATTTTATCAGGAAAACATCCATCTTATAAAACATACCATTTAAAAAATAGATTAATAGAAGAAGGAATTAAGTCTAATAAATGCGAAGAATGTGGGATATCTGAATGGAATGGAAAGCCTATAAACTGTCAACTAGATCACATTAACGGAAATTCAACAGACCACTCTTTATCTAATCTTAGAATATTATGTCCAAACTGTCATTCTCAAACTGATACTTTTTGCGGGAAAAACAAAAACACTAAACCTAAGACATTAGAAAACCTTTCCAATAAAAGAAATATTAAATTAGAAAACGACATAAAAAATAAAAAGGTAGTAGATAAAGTTTTAAATTCTAATATAGATTTTTCTAAAATAGGATGGGTTAAAGAAGCTTCTAAAGTAATTGGAATAACTCCACAGAAGGTTTCAGGCTGGATGAGAAGAAATATGTCAGATTTCTATGAAACTAAATGCTTTAAAAGAAAGTTTAGAAGATAATTACATAGGGTAGAGGTGTTGTTGGTAACATATCGCACTGTCACTGCGAAGATTGAGGGTTCGACCCCCTTGTGCCCTGCTTAATAGATGAGATAAGTTGCAACCTTTATATTTAAGATCTCCGCAGGATCTTTTTGATTAGAGCTCATCGCCAGCCTATAGTGTAGTGGTAGCACGGGGTTCTTTAACCTAGGCCCAGGTTCGATTCCTGGTAGGCACGGTAAAAAATTAAAGTTATGAAGAAAGTTAGTTTCGATTTTGATTCAACGTTAAGTAGAGAGAAAATAGAATTATTCGCAAAGGAACTAGTTGACAAAGGATTTGAAGTCTGGATAGTTACGACTAGAAAAGACGACGACCGTGCTCCTAATCCGGAATGGAATAAAGATCTATATGAGGCTGCTGATCGTTGTGGAATCGTTAACATACACTTCACTAACATGAAAGATAAATGGGAATTCCTTAAAGGAAAAGATTTTATTTTTCACATTGACGATGATTGGGTAGAATTAAAATTAATTCGCCAGCACGTAAAAGAAACTGTAGCTATTAGCTCCTTTGGGAATCCTAAATGGAAACATCGATGCATTAAGGCCCTAGGAATGAAAGTTACACAATTTAATTAGAAGCGGAAGATAAGTGTTACATCGCTTTCAGGTAGCCGTGGTCGTAGGTTCGAGTCCTGCTCTCCCAACTTTTACAATTATCACATTGGGAGATAGTTCAGTGGTAGAGCACGTATTAAAAATACACTTTCTATTATTCTCTAATAAAATTTTAAAATCTAGGCGCTTGGGCAGATGGATGAACCCGCCTGTTTTGGGAACAGGAGTATTGCGCTGATTCGATTTCAGCCGCCTAGACTGAGCAAATAGGTTCAAACTTCATATTTCTGACAAACATTATAATAAATAATTAAAAGTCAGAAGTATGGATGAGAATCAGAAATTGTTTTTAACTTTTAATAAGAAATATAAAGCATTCGAACATTTTAATTTAACGGGAATGAGCGGATCGACTGCAAATAAAAAGTTAAACAATATAATTAAAGACTTAAATATTGATTACGTTGGATGGGAAGATAAGTATGATAGGATGATATATTCTAAAAATCCATCTAAATGTAAAGAGTGTGAGTCTGAATTAGATTTCGAACGTAACAAAAACAATTATAAGTTTTGCAGCTCTAGTTGTAGAATAAGTAATAGCAATCGTAATAGGAAACATTCTAAAGAAACAAAGAATAAGATAGCTAAAACGTTAAGCGGAAAAACTTTCAATAGAACGATACATCCTATATTAGTTAAATGTGGAGAATGTGGATCTGAATACAATAAAAGAAATAGAGGAAGAAGTAGATTCTGTTCAGATCAGTGTCAGCAAAAAAGTAAATCTCGCAAGTTAAGCAACTCTGCTAAACTTAGACACAAAGAAGGAAAACTTATAGGATGGCAGACTAGAAATAAATTAAGTTATCCAGAAAGATTCTTTAAAAAAGTATTAGAGTTGAACGGATTTAAAGGTTTATTCGAGATAAACTATCCAATGAGTAAAAAAGAATTAGGGTTAAACTCTGGAACTAATTACTTTTTGGATTTTTATTTTCCGCATCTGAAGCTCGACTTAGAAATAGACGGTAAACAGCATTCATATCCAGATAGAATAGAAAGCGATACTCAGAGAGATAATATACTATCTAGAAATGATATAACAGTATATAGAATAAAATGGAAATCTATAAATACTGAGTCCGGAAAAGAATATATTAAAAAACAAATAGAAGACTTAATATCGTATTTAAATAACGGTAGTCTTTAAACTTAAAACAAGGTCCGTGTGGTCCCGCGTCGGAAGGAAGATTTAGTATAGAAATATGCAAGCGGGACTCTTTATGCGAGACGTAGCTTAATTGGCTAAAGCGTCGCCCTTCCAAGGCGAGGATGCGGTTCGAGTCCGACGTTTCGCTCCGGGAATATTTTGTACCTTGGCACTGATAAATAAAATAAAACCTATTTGTCATGCCAAGGAAACAAAGGAAATATCACTACATATATAAAACAACTAACCACATCACCGGTAAGTATTATTACGGAATGCATTCAACTGATAATTTAGACGACGGTTATATAGGAAGCGGTACTAAATTATGGAAGTCGATTGACAAATATGGTCGAGACAATCATTCAGTTGAAATACTTGAATATTTAGATAGTAGGGAACTTTTAAAAGCTAGAGAGAAAGAATTAATTACAATAGAGATGTTAAACGATCCTATGTGTATGAATTTAGCGTTTGGCGGACAAGGAGGATATATTAGCGAAAAGCAAGCAAGACTAGGAGCGTACGCAATGCATAAAATAGTAGAGAATGATCCAGAATACAGGAAAAGGAGATCTATTAGATCGTCTGAGTTAATGAAAAGACTAAACAAAGAAGGTAAAGTAAAAGCTCCTGATTGGACTGGAAAAAAACATTCAGCTGAAACTAAAAAGAAAATGAGTGAATCAGCTAAAAAACGAACTAGAGAACAAAATTCTCAATATGGAACTTGCTGGGTCACTAAATTAGGAGAAAGTAAGAAAATAAAAAAGGAAGATATAGACCAATATATTTCAGAAGGATGGTCTAAAGGAAGAGTCGTTAATAAGAATAAAAACGAAAATGTAAATAAGACATGTCCTAATTGTGATTCCGTTTTTACTGTTGCTTATAATAAAAGGCATCAAAAATGCTGCTCTAGATCATGTGCATCTTCGTTTAGTCGTAAAAAATAATATTGATCCGTAATTTAACGGGTAAAATACGGATCAATATTATTTTTTACG